ACTTCGCCGATGAAAGCGGGAGTCGCTTCGGCCTGCATCTCACCGAGGGTGACAAGCAGGTTGGAAACCATTGCCTTCATGCCGATGCCAAGGCGGTAAGGACGCGCCATCGCGCCTTCCGTGGCATCCGGCCAGGTCTGGGTGAGACCCTGGGTCTGAAGCTTGTCAGCCACGTTGCTGATGGTGTTATCACCAAACAGAACGAAGTTGTTGCGGTTGTCAGCCATCTCGAACACGCCAGCCATCGAACCCATGTAGATCTTCAGGATCTTCATGTCACGACCGATGAGGTTGGCCTGGCCAACGCCCTGGCTGGTCACCGTGGTATCCCGCCACGCCGGGTCGAGGGCCGGGAGGAACACCTCGATGTTCTTGTTAAGGACCTCCTGGATTCGCAGCGACTGCGAACCAAAGAGCGACCCTGCGGTCACTGAATATGCCATGACTATCTAACTCCGGCCTCTGGCCGGTTTGAGTGCGAAAGATCAGACCTTCGTTTCCCCACCAGCCGACGTGTCGAGGGCAAGGCGGGAAAGCGTGTCTACGTTGAACGCACGAACATCCTTTTCCACATCACCCTTGTCCATCCCCTTCTTGAATTCGGGGGGTGCAACAGGAGCGTGTGACTTCAGATACTCGAGTTCGCCCTCTGTTTCCGGCGACCGCCCAAGAGCGTCAATGTCGCCGATGACCGTGCGATAATTTCCTGCAATCGACTTTGCAGCCTTTGCTGCTTCATCCGTGACCCAGTCCTCGCTGAACTGTCCACCAGACGCATCGCGCCGGGCATACAGGTTCTTGAGGGTGGCCTCACGGACCTGGTCCTGCAGAGCTCGCCAGGCACCCGCCGCATGTTCGCGGCCACGGGTCTTGTCGAGCGTTTCAAGCATCTTAACGATCTCCGGGTTACCGTCAATAGCGGAAACCACGTTCTTGTCCATTGCTTCCTTCAGAAGACGCAGACGAACTTCACGCACCTCACGGGCAGCGGCTTCAGCACGCTGCTCGGCCTCACGGGTGGTCTGCTTCAGCATCTTCTGGATCTGTTCTTCATCGCTCATTTCAGGCTCCTTCCCCCCACCGGCCTCGGTGTCCACATACTCCTGCGCGTATTCACGCGCTTCCTGATCGTTGAACCCTGCGCCACGCAGCACTTCGTATGCAGCCTGCAGGTCCGGGCTTTCGCCACGCATCAGCTTCGTTGTGTTTTCCTGGAACCGGGTCAGGTCTTGAACGCGGTTCTGCAGCTGGTTGGCCTGCTGCGCCTGCCGCATGATGTCACCAAGCGTGACCACGGTGCCATCTTCCAGTTCCAATTCGGTATCCATATCCAGCGCGTCATCGTTGTTAGCCATTTGCTACTCCTTGAGGTGGTTGTGCTCCGGGCCCAATACGGCCGGCGACCATGCCAGGATTGACATTGGCGACGTCGTCCGGATTCGGGACCATTGCGGGAAGGGACTGTCCCATGAACGAGATCAGGGACTCACGGTAGGATTTGAACGCATCCTGCACCGCAGGACTTGCCAAAGCCATGATCGGGTTTGCCATGAACGAACTCAGCACCCTGAGCTGAAGGTCCGGTCGGCATGTATGGGGCGTAAGCACAATCTGCTGGGTAGTCATGCCATCGCCATAAAGAAGGAGGATGTTGCGAATGACGCTCTCGTAAGCGCTCTTCTCTTCATCCATCCACATCGCGAAGTCAAGACCTTCCTTCAGCGCAAACAACTTGACACCTTCTGGGTCGGTCATCCCGGCCTGCAGCAGGCTCATGGCCTCCTGCTTCCGCACCACTTCGCTGCGGGGGCTGGTGTCCTTCACCGTGAAACTGATCTGGCTGAAGTTCGGGATCGGGTTCTTCTTGAAGCTGACCGTGCCATCCTCGGGGTCAATCACCGCACCAGCCAGGTCCAGCGTCAACTTGTTTACCGGCAGAGCCCGATCGCTGACCATCATCTCGCGGCTTGCCTTTGCAACCAGGCTCTTGTACATCGCGCCAAACGCGCCCTGCACACCGCTGGTGGGGTTTGTCATCGCCTTGCTGATCTGCTCGTCAAGGAACTGCAGGCCGCTTGCGCTGTCCACGCGCCCCTTCTCCGCAATCAGGTCCTGCACTGGGCTCAGGCTGTCGACGATGCTCTTTGCAAACTGCGCGACCTTGCCAGGCACATCGCCGGCATTGTGTGGCGTAATGACCATGGGCTTGAAGTCATCGCCAAGGATTGAGTCCTTGCTGTAACTGACGTACCGCAGGCCCTTGCCGATGTCGCGCATGACCGCACGCTCGTTGATCGTGCCCTGCGGCATGACCAGAACGCCGTACTTGTCGATGTCGCGGATGTTGTTGAACAGGCTCTTGAGCAGCCGTTCCATCTCGCGCACGATTCCGAACATCATGTCGAACACGCCAGCTCCGTGGAACGTGCCGTTGTCCATGAAGCGGGCCATGCCGATCGGGCAGTATGTCTCGACGTCGCTCAGATCGCGGTCCTCGAGCGTCACACCACCGCTAGTCACCACGTACCGGCTGACCGTGCCACGCGGGCCATCCATCCACAGCTCGCGGACTTTTGCAACTTCAAGCTCGTTGCTGCCCGGCACGCCATTGAGTGCGCCGGTGCTGGCCGAGTTTAGGACGTAACCGTTGCCGGGGGCATCGGCGGGCTCTTCCATGTCATGCCCGTACTCCCAGCTCCACGCGTCCATCTTCTCCTTGTTCTTCTCCAGCACGGCCTTTCCGAACCGCTCCTGCAGGAACGTCATCGGCACGACGCGCTGGCGGATCATGCCGCGCGCCTTCGTGAAATCGTGGCCAAGGCTGGGGAACGGCAGCAGTTCCTTGGGGTGCACGACTTCCAGATCGCTCGTCAAACCGATGGTGGGGTGATCCACCATGTGACCGGTGATGCCGCACGAACCAAGGACGGTGAACAGGTAGTTGAACTCACGCTTCACCTTTTCGAGCTGCTGGTCGCTCACGACCGCATCGGCCACAAGCTGCGCAACGCTGCGCTCCCGGAGGCCCGCAAGGCTGAATCCCTGGCGAAGCGCACGAGGTCGCAGGTCCATGGTGTTCAAACGTGCGGACGTCTTGTCAATGATTGACAGCAACTCGGTGGACTGGAACTCCATGTTCCCGTCCTCATCGAGGTAGTACGGCACCACGCGCGCAGTACGTGGATCGAAGACGTCAAAACGCCTGAACCCATTCAGGTAGAACCACGCCAAGATCCACAGCGTCCGGCGATACGTGAGCTTCGTCATCTCACGTTCACAGTGCTGGTCAATGATCTTTGCTAGGAGGAACTTGTCCTTCGGCAGCGTGTATGAGTCATTCATCGTTCTTTCGCTTCCTCAGGGACTTCCAGCCAGGCGGCATTTCCTCAAAGAGCTCGACGCCCTTCATGTTGAACTGCGACATCGGTGAAGGGTCCGGCTGCGGCACCTTCTGGTCAGCGGGTGTCGCATTCATCCGGTCCTCCACCTCTTGCCCATAATACGCCTGGGCCAGCATCTGAAAGTATACGAACGGAATGGTGACGTACAGCGGATTAGACGCGCGAGCCTCGTTTTGCATTTACATTCTCCTGCATGCCATTCATCAGGGACTGAACCGACATCCGGTTGAAATCCATAGCTTCAATCGCTGCACCCCCACCAGCAATCAGGGGATCCCGGACGCTGCCATCGGCCAGCATCTGGTCAAAATCCATGGGGGTAGCCGTATCCCCAGCCGTCAGTTGGCGGTCCAAACGCCCCCGCACCACGAACATGCTCATCGCAACCGTGTCGATGAAGTCGTCGTGCTGCAGGCCACCACTGTCGGCGTCCGGGTTGAACTGCTCGATCTGGTCAAACAGGAGCCGCCAAGGCAGCTGGCCCCTACGCCACGTAGGGAACTTGATAAGACCGTGCTCGAACCGATAATGAAGCGAGTTGATCTTGCTGGTCTTGTCCAGCGTGCCTACCCGAAGGGGGATGATCCGGGGTGGGGTCTCGCCAGTCACCTCAGCCGCCTTTTGCCGGACCATCGACTCCATGGCCGTGTACAGGCCAAACGACTGCCGGACCACCTCGGGGTGGATGGTGGGGCACCCCCACCTGCCGGCCATCGCGAATGACTGCTCGATCAGTTTCTGC